TGCGGCGCTGCCTGATTCGATCCGGCAGGAGTCGCTTGACACATGTTCCGCAACACTTCAATCTGCTGCGGGCTGAAAAGTGTAGAGCTTGAGGGTCGACGAGTGTCGAGGGTGATCCCCACCGGACCTGTTTGGGTTTGCTGGAGAGCACCCTCGGAACTCATCTTGTCGTATCTCAATGCCCGAAGTAGCACCGACTTCGCGAGCTGCGCCTTTGCAACCGTGAAGCCATCGGTGTCTGCGCACGGCGCGTAGTAGTGCACCCACCCCAAGCCCTCGTCGAGGCGTAGCTGCAACTTCCCGTCGTCTTCACCCGGGTATATACCCCGAATGTCGTCGACGCCTACTACCGTGCTTAGCTTCGGCATACGACTAGTTTACCCGGTCGGATCAGGTCCGGGGTTCTCGCCACCGATCACCGGCTGGTAGATGGTGATCCAACCGGACCCCTTGAGACCGTCGCCATCCCAACCAACGCCGCCGACCCGAATCTGGGTGATGTGCGGACGGTTGAGCGGATTGCGGAGGTTCTTGCGAATCGGGTTGTCGGCGCCGTCCCAAATGATGTACTGAATCCGGTTCAGATGTCCATCAGCGTAACCGCTGTAGACCTTCACCTTGGCATCAATCTGCAGATCGCCTTCGCCTCGGCCAAGAGGACCAACCGGCTCGATCTCGAAATCGAACAGGGTCACGCGGATGTTGCCCGCGTCATCAGGATAGGTCTCTCCCCACGTGCCGCGAACGGTGAACTCCTGCCCACCTTCGGCCTGCACGGTGCGCTCGAAAGAAACGAAGGTGTTCGCCTCGGTACCGGGAATTTCCGGTGCGCCGGCAGCCTGCGCCGGGAGTGCGAATCCCAGCATCAGCGCCAAGCCGGCAAATGCAGCCGCAGCTGCGATGCGAATCTTCCGCATGTATACCCCTTTCGTAGATAATTAGTATAACAGAGCCCCGCAGGCAACACTGCCCACGAGGCTCTGCACGCTCTCCCCTCAGAGAACTACTTGCATGCCGGGAACTCCGACGTCTGGCCCGGAGGATGACAAAGAGCGCCCGGGTCGTGTGGACCCTTGGAGCTGTTGCCAGGACCAAAGTCCGGAGCGGCTACCGCCGTCCCGAAGCCTGTCACCAGAAGCAACAGACCACCTGCAACTGCAAGACCAATCTTACGCATGGGTTTCACCTCCTCTCAGAATTACTTCTGAGCTGAGTCTACGCCGCCCTTCTTGCCGGCGGGCGTCGAACCCTGCTCGACGAAGTCGCGCTGCGCCTGGATCACAGGCTCGAACGACCCATCTTCGCGCTGTGCGCCGGGTACCACCTGATGCGGGTGGTAGTTCGACGGACCGATGCGATCGGAGTAGTCGCCCCGAGTCGGACCTTCGCCCAGCGCGTCTTCCGGACCGGTCGGCTCGTCGCGAGGGTCAACCTCGTCCGCCATCGGAACGCCCATGTTGAGAGCGTCGCGATCGTCCTCGGTGATCTCGGTCTCGGCCTGCGGCTGCTTCTCAGCCGTCTTGGCCGTGCTCCGGCTATCGGCCTTGGTATCGGCCTTAGTGTCGTCTGCCATCAGATTGCCTTACCTCCCCTGCCTTGGGGCAGCGAACGCGCTGCCTTCACATTTCCGTGGACCGGGCCCTTGGTCGACACCGTCGACTTGCTCAGACCCGGACCTGCCTTGAGTTGGCTCGTGCCCAACGTCGGGGCGCTGGAACGCTTGCCAACCTTGCCGCCGACCTTGCCGACGCCAGGTAGCCCGCCCTTAGCCATCAGGCGGTCCGAACCCCAGCCAGACGCGCCGCCGGACGAGGTCCGAACAGTGCGAGACCGGTGAACCATTCGATCCGGGTACGGAAGACTGGCTTGGTCTCCAGCTGGCCGAGATCCATCACGTCGACCCCGCCGTTGGTCAGACCGACCACGCCCTGGTCGCCCAGTGCGTCCCCGTAGTGCACCGCGTAGATCGAGGAGCAGTCCACGGAGCTGCCCTGGGTCTCGGTCTGCGGGATGATCGGGGTGCCGTCAGCCTTGTTCCCGATATCAAGCATCGGGATGTTGTTGTAGGTGTCGATCAGCCGACCGAGCTCGTCCCGCGTGGTCTGCGCGATAGTGAGCCGGCGAGCCAGCGAACGCCAACGAGCCAGCACCGTCGAGTTCATGTAGAGCGCGTCGACATCCGGAACCAAGCTGATCAGGTTGTCGATCGCGTCCAGGAACGTGTGACGCTGCGGGTCGGTCGCGGACGGGCCCATCACCTGGCCGTTAGCGCCGAGCGAAACCGCGTCGACCTGTGCGCCAGTGAGCCGGACCTTGAGACCATTGAAGCTGTTCGCGTCAACGCCGGTGGACCCATTGATGAAGGTGTTGCAGAAGTTCGCTGCAACGCTCTTGGACTTGAGCGCCTCTTGCGTGGCGCGCTGGTCGAGGAGATTCGACCGGGTGAGCTGCAAGAATCGGTCGACGTCCGCATCTCCACCGAGGATCACCAGAGACTCGACTGCGCTCGCGAGCGTGCCGGTGGACTCTGCGTAACCCGCGTTGACGGCGCGGAACTCCGAGGTCGGAAGGGTGGCTTCCATCCAGTACTTGTACGAGTTGCCTTCGATCGTCTCGAATCCGATTCGATCAAGGACAGTCGTCGAGGTCGCGATGACCTCCATCACGCCGCGCTGGATCTGGTCCAGAGCCTGCGTTGCGGCTTGCGCTAGCGTAAGCGCCATGACACTTCCTTCGTTATTAGTGCCCTGACGCTACGCCAGAGCGAGTTATCGTTTCGACTGTTGTGCGGCCTTCGCCCGGTGACCAGCTGCGATCCGCTCCTTGCCGGTGAGCTTGTCATCAGCAGTAGCGTTACCTCGGCTCCCGATCCCCACGTCACTCGCTGACGCGTCGTCTCGGACCTTCAGCAGATAGGGCTTCTTCTGAGCAACCTCCTTGAGCTTGCTCTCAATTGCGTTGGAGTCCGCCTCGCCATCGTCATTGACCTTGATGCCGTCAATGTCGATCTGGCTCATCGCGTCGCCCGCGTCGTGAAACCCGAGCCTTGCCGCGACTGACTTGACCTCCGCCCTGATCAGCTGAGTCTTGGCGCGATTCTCTCGCTCCTCGATCTGCCGCTGCATTTCGCCAATCTTGGCCATCGGATCATCCTGGGCTCCTCCTGCCGGCGTCTCGCCGGTTAGAGCCTTCAGGAACTGCGACAGCTGAGTCTTGAAATCGTCCCGCGCCGTCTCGGCTTCGTGACGCCTGGCCCGCTCTGCCGCGAGATCTGCCTTGAGTGCTTCGTTGCCACCCGCTGGCCCCTTGTCGTCCTCAGACCCCTTCGGGGGATCTTTGGGCGGGTCGGTAGCCCCTGTGGCGCCGGAAGTACCTCCGGAGCCTCCTCCTTGGCCTTCTGGCGCTGGCGCCGAAAACCAAAGTGGTCCGAATAAACCTCTAAGGCCGCTGTGAAGTTGTACCTGCATTTTCTGCCCCTCCTGGCGGCTCTCCCGCCCCTGGTGGCTTATCCTGCGAAGCGCTCGCCGCTCCAGCAGGCTCCGGTGGCTTCGGTGGTGTCAGATCCATTCTGGCAGCCCGCGCTTGGCTTACTCCAGGTATTGTCTGGACCACTTCGCGCATCGGATAACCCAATGGTACCATCTTTGAGGCAAAATCACCTATCTCAGACAGGTTAGCTGGCGCTGTCTCATCCCAGATAACTTCTGACTCTGGGTCAATGAGGTCTTCGTCACCTATCGCGGCCCCCACGAGCTGCGCAACACCCTCCATCGACTCTCCGAATTGGGTCTGACAGTCCTTGATGAGGCTCTGAAGTGTCACCTCGGTCGCTGTCATCAATTCGCCACTCAGATTGCCATCTAACTTGCCCATGAAATATTGCGGAGGTACCTGTGCGACACTAGAGAAGGTCGCCACCAACATTTCTAAGCTGTAGACATAATTCTGAAGATTCGACTCAGCCAAGTCGAATACGTTGGTATCCGCTCCAGGGAACACCAGCAGTCGATCGACCCCCACGCGCCCGCCGGGATGCACTAGCGGTATCGGCTGACCGGTGATCGGGTCCAGAACAGGTTGATCGAGGGTATCCGTCTGGTAGATGATATTACCGTCAGAGTCTCGAACTATCGGATCATACCCTACCGCCACCCTCTGACGGAATGCGGCAAACTGAGCAGCCAACAGCAGATTGAACCGCATAGTGTCGATACTGCGCTGCATCCCGATGAGGCGAGCGACCCGGCTGGCTCCACGTCCGTCGCTGCCCTCTTCGGTCACAAAAGGTACGAAGGGCACCTGACGGAGTGGATTCGCGACCGGGAACCCCGGCGCGAGCTCCCAGGCGCTGCCTTGGGGCGCCAAAGACTGCCCGAAGGGTCCGACTGAACGTATCCCGCGCACCGTACGCGTTCCTCGATGGAACCGGTGCACCTCGGTGTCTGTGTAGACTACTCCGACGTCTCGCTGAATCATTCCGGACGGCTCAGACGGGTCTCGAAGTCGCTCGGTCCACCTCTTGATCGCCCACAGCGGCTTCTGAGCGTCCCGAGTGTCCCGCTCGACCCATACCAAGTTCGGATCTTCGGCTCGCACGATCGGCGTCGAGGGTTCGTTGCGGTCTGGCCAGACGCTGATATACCCCTCGCCATACACGAAGGCATCCAGATAGGGCTTTCGCTGGCCCGCGTCCATCTTGTTCGTCTGCCAGATCCGCCGGTGAATTTCCGCCGAGCTCTGATTGGTGGTCAACATGCCCTTGATGCGCAGTCGCTGAACCGGCGTAGCCACTGCGAGCCCAATCAAAGGCAAGATCGCGATCTCTCGAAGCGCCAGATACTCCTCGTTGACCCCTTCTGGCGCAAACGGCAAGTCATGGTCGCCCGCGAAATACCGCCACCACTCATCGCGGAGGGTCGCGCCGGCATTCAAGGCCTCGATGCCGGACTGGAGCAGCATCTCCTCGGGTGTCATCGATTGAATCCGTACATCGCGTGAGATACCTGCTTCTGCCTCTGGACATCAACTTCGGCCTGTGCACCTGTCATTAGCCCCCACAGCGCAAACCCAGCTGCCAGCAACGGGCTAACCTCGACCTCTACCATGCGATCCCACGCCTTTAGACCAGCCTGCCCGATGCCTCGCCATTTCGCCGCGCGGACCGCATTGTTCAATACGCGCCTACTACGATACCGCAGACGGGAGTTGCGCACCTGATCGAACATCAGTAGACACGATTGGCCTAACTCGCGTACGGTCAGCGCCTTATACGTCACCCCCGCAGCCTCCAAGTCAGCCTTTAGAACACCCGCCGGACCGCCGATGTCGAGTACGATTACCTGTGGGCGCCACTTCAAGCGCAGTTCTAACAGACGCCCAACCACCCATTCGAGTCCTTGCCGGTAGTCTACCAGTTCAATGTGGGTCAGATCGTCCGCTGCTCTGGGTCCCGCGACCGCAATCGACGCCCACTGCAGGTCCTCGCTGACTTCCAGGGCGAATACGACCGGTGCCGACTCCAGTACGATACTAGCCGGATCGCGGAGCTTCTTCCAGTTAGCCAGGATTTGCGTGTCGCCGGTGTCGTTGGGCCACCAGTCGAT